AGGCGCCACATTTCGGCAAGTGTGCCTGCAACAAACGCAACGGTAATAGCCGTTTTTAGTCCTACTTGCACGGCCCGTACGCCGACATATAGCGCGCCGTCGGTGTCCACCTCGATAGCAAGTATCCCGCCAACCGGTATTGGGTCATCACTTTTCAAGGCTTCAAATACGCCAGGTTCCAACCAACCGTTTTGGGTTGCTGTCCAGGTGTTAACCGACGCGCGTAAAAATGCGTTGCGGTTTGGGGCTTCGCTTTCTGCCTCGATTACTTCCATTTCTAAGGTATGCCCCAAGGCGGGGTTTGCGTACGCCCAGGCGGTAGGTGTCATTAAATCCATTGACGGCGGTGGGCTAAATTCGGCAAAATATAGTTTTGTTTGTTCGCCGCTATCTATTGCTCGTAACCCTTGTTCGCGCCAACGCAACATGGCTTTACTGTCTTGCGTACCAGCTGTAGACATCATCACAAACAACGGATTTTTGCGCGCACGTTGCGACGGTAGCAAACCCTCATCTATGGCCGCTTCCGAAATATCCCAAACCTCATCGGCAACCACTAAGTCGACGCTGTAACCGTGACCAGCTGCAGGCGTGGCCGCACGTGGAAACCACACGCTGTTATCCGGCATTGTTAGCACCATGCGCCCATAGGACCAAGAAACGTGGGCACCAAACTTGGTTTCAAGTATCGGCGCCAGATATGTAAACAACGCAGTAGCCAAATCCAATTTGTGAGCAACAGTAATAACAGTTTGCGCCTGGCCGCGCGCTTTACCCTGCGTAGTTAACCACCAACCGACAAGCGACGCAATAGCAACCGTTTTACCGTTCTGACGCGCAACAGACACAAGGCCAACACGGTGTAAGTAATCGCCGTTGTCATCCATAGACGTTAAACCGTGCAAAATGTTTAACTGCCAGGGCATTAGGTCTACGCCTAGTACCTCTTTCGCAAAATCCCCAATTTCGATTACAGCCGATTTTTGACCGCTAGCGGTGGTCGTGACCAATCGCGGCATATCGTGGCCAGTCGGCGCCAGTTCTGCCAAATCCTTATGGAATATAGGGGTAATATCTTGCGGGGGCAATCGTTGGTCGTCAAAAAAAACGCTGTTAGTGGTTGCCTCTTTTTTGCTTACTGGTGTTGGGTTTGCGTTGCGTTCGCGTTGTAAATGTACGCCGAATTGTTGGCCGCGCCTACTGTTGCATGGTTTACAACTAGGCACCAAGTTATCGAGCGCGTGTGAACCACCACGTAATGGCTCTAGTAGGTGGTCTGCGGCTGTTGCTTCACGTTGTCCGCACCAATGGCATAGTGGGTTATCGGCTAATAGTCGTTTACGGTTGGCTAGGTATTCGCTGTTGCCGTTGTGAGCTGCCACGTTATGACCTTACCGATACTGACGCGCCGCATTCGCGGCTTGTCCTCGGGTTGTTGTGTTGTAGTTCCATGTCGGGCTAGTCCTTTGTGTCGGTTTGTTATCGGTATGTTTGTGCGTGTTCTTAAAGCCTAATGCTGTAATGCTCTACCCTTCGGGCTGCCTCAATCCGAATACCTTTGCATTACGCCTGGTTATGTTTACAGGCCGCCCCGACGCTTTGCGTTATTGCTTTCGTGTATCAGTTTTAACGCGCGCCGGTCTAACCACGTTCCCGTGGATTAACCCCGCGCCATGCGAACGGCGTACGGTCTTGTGTCTTGCCAGTTGTTAAATCTGTTACTTATCGGTGCGCGACAATAGCACGGCACATAGCACCATTAACGCAATTGCTAACCAGGCTGTACGTGTCATGGCATGGCCCTTCGTAAGGCTTCAAGCGCTAAATACAATTCGTCTTGTGATGTTTCTAACGCTTTTGTAGTTTCGTCTAACAGGCGTTTAACTTCGTCTAGTTGGTGGTTTGCGTAATCGCGCTCGCGCGCTATCGCTGTCATATGGTCGTGTAATCTGTCGTATTCGTCGCCTGGGTTCCTCATGATTTCCAAGCCTCGATTACTTTAGACGCCTGGCCCATTGTCAAAGTTTCTACTACCACGTCGTCGGCGTCAAGTAACAGCTGTATTGCTTCAAGCGTTGCCAGGTCGTCTAACCCTTTACCTTTTGCTAGCGCTTTAATCATGTATAACTGTTTACTACTAGCGTGTACGCCACCGTTTGTAGGTGCCCGCATAGGCGTTATGGTGGCATCGTGGCCGTCTAAACGCGCTTCAACCTCGTTACGGCTAGCAATCGACTTAGCAACGCCGCAACCCATATAACCCAGCGCGCGCCCTAGTGCCGATGTCATACCTACCATGTATTCGCTGCGCTTCGTGTAAGGCGTGTTGCCTGGAAAAGGTTCGGCAGCCGACGCTATAACCGGTATTGGGTCCGCCATATCGCGCCACACGGTTACGGTGCAACGTATAAACGTCGAGCCGTCGGGCATTGTTATTACTTGGTTATCGGTTTCTTGTATGCGTAAATCGGGCCAGCGCTTTAATGCTTCGGCTAAGCGTGTTGGTACGTCTACGTAGTTGTCCAGGTTAAATGCCACTAGATACCACCACGTCGCAATTTTGTACGCTTAGCACTTGCATTACTTTTGTTAGTTCTTTTGCGCCGTAGTAACCAGTATTTTTTTGTTCTGCGCAATTCATAAGCACATTTTGCAACCACTCGCCAGCGTTCAATTGCTCGGTGTCGTAATCGTGCATAGCAATTAGCAACGTAACTTTTTGTAGTTGGGTATTTGGTGTTTCTACTTTTTCGTTCATGTCGGGCTTCTTTCTGTTGTCGGGTTTACTTACTTAGATGTACCGTAGCACAAGGTAGTTACACGGTTGGTAAATCCTCGATAGGTTCTAGCCGGTCCGTTGTAATCCAATAGGCGCCGCCGCTTGTGTCTGCGTTGTTTTGTAGCCAATGGGTTTTAGTGGGTATTTGGTGGCCCCATGTCCAGCCCCTAATTTTGTAATGGCAATCAAACAGCTGCACTAAAACGAACGGGCTTGCCTTAAAAGTGGTTGCCTGGTTGCGGGGCACTATTAGGTTTATTTCGTCGTTCGCGCAACGTGTCGACTTAATTTGATATACGCCTACGTCACCGACAGCCCAGGCTTGTTGGTCTAGTGGTATGCCGAAATGGTCCGCAAACACTATTTCGCCTAGCGCGCCGTCAATATATTTTTGTAGGCCAGGTGCGAATTGTTTACGTACGCCGCTTGGGTGTGCGCCTTCGCCGTAACTGTTGTAGTTAGTTGTGCCGTAACTTATTGCGTCGGCTAATTGCTGTTCGGTGTATAGCCGTTCATATGTTTCTTGCATGGTGTCGGGTCCTTTAACGGTTTGCGTTTGGTACAGGCTTTTAAATCTTTATGGCTGTATAACTTTTTGGTTGGGTTTGTTTTGTGGGGTGTTTCTTTTAATGTTTGCCCGCACAAGTCGCAAATCATATACCAATAATTACGGCCATAGCGGCAGTAATAACTGCTGCGCTAAATCGGTGTTCGTCGCTACCTGACTGCAGGTACTTTTCTTTCAGTATTGCTAATTCGTCTAGCAATATCGAGTGGTCAACCGGCTTAGGTGCTGGTATAAAATTTGGTCTAAATACTTCGTCTACAAAATTTTTAAATGTTTCGGCGTACTTTTCTGTATACATCTGTCGGGTGCTTTCTGTTAGGCCTGGGTCGGGTATTGGGTATTCGGTCATAGGTTAGGCAAGCGCCACGGACCGTACCCCGAATTATGCCATATGGCTAGTGCGGACTTTGTGTTAATGACGGGGTCGAATAGTTGTTCGCACGTTTCTAGTATCCCTTGGGCTTGTAACCAGCCTGTAGGCCAGTATGCGTTAGGGCGGCACCAATAGCCATTTATTTGGTAGTAGCCATAGCTGCCGCCTGCCGTGTCCTTGGGATTAAATGCGTCGGCTTTGCAATGGCTTTCGCGGTAAATAATGCGCGCAACGGTGCCCATTTCCTCTAACGGCCAACCTACCTGGGTAGCAATTTGTAGCGCATATTGGCAGTCTGTCAACGGTGCAAGCGTTGTAGTTGTCGTAGTCGGTAACGGCGCCAAACTGACCGTAACGGGGGGCGTTACAGGCAGGGCGCCAGGCGCGTTGTGAGCCTCGTAGGCGAACGCTAACCCTGTCATGCTTATAGTTACAGCCGTAAAGATTTTGGCTATTAGAAAGTTCATGCAATACCCCTTTTTTCGTCGGTCCTAAAACCGTAGTAGGCGCTTAGGCGCTAGGTGGTGATACTGGCTGCAAACCTTGTAGGTATTGGGTTACAGGTTCGGGGATTTTGTCGCCAGGGTAATAAAACCAGTGCCACGGTTCGGCTGGCATTACTTCCAGCGACCAACCAAACGCTGGGCCGTGTTCACACATCCAAGCCCACGTTTCGCCTGCCATGTTTGCGTAGTCAACAGCCAAACCTAAGTTGTGTCGACTACTTCCAGGTGCGGCTAGTGGGGCGTTGCCTGGGCGTAGGTAATACTTTTTGCCTTGCCAAGTACGAGTAGTTGCGCCCTCGATAGGTTGCAACGTGTAACGCTGTAAAAACCCTGCGGTTTGTTGCGCTAATGACCGGTACGTATCGCCTTGCGAAACGGGTTTAAATTGTTTGATACCTGCAGCGAACGCGGCGGCTCGTAGCGCGTTGTATGCGTTGGCGGCGCGTGGGTGCAGCTTGCCAAACGGCTTAATGTCTACAAGCATATTGGCGGGTAGTTCGCCTGGGGTGATATGGCCCAGCGTGGCAGGTAATACCAGTTTTTGTATTTTAGGTACTACTACGGGTTTTGCTACAGATTTAGGGGGCTGGGGTGCCACTTGTTGCCTCGGCTGGTTTGCGCTTTAGGCCGTTAGCTGCCACAAGGCCGCTTAGTGTGCCAGTCATAAACACGGTAAGGGTTGATAGCAAGTCGATAAATTGCGCGTCGTTTGGTGACTGTTCTAAAGGCTGGGTAACAAACAAAAGGCCGTAAACGAAACCTATAACGGTTAATGCAAACGTCACGGCAATAGTGCAACCGACGAACACAATCATACGCGCGTGTAGGTGTTCTATTTCTGCTCGTTGCTTATCCATTAGTTACCCTTTCGCATTGAACCATTGTATTACAGCGTGTCATTGGGCCGCTTTTGGGGGCGTTTTTGCGTGTTGTTTCGCACGCGGTCAGGACAAGTGCGAGCATGACGCTAGTCAACAGTAAGCGCAATTTCATTAACGGTAATTTCTAAAATCATGCTGGCCCGATGTCCTCGACAAGTAGCAATGCTGGCCCTGCTGTAGAGGCACCACGACCTAAAACTGGTGCGCCAGTAGTTGAACCAGTTTTTGCGCAACCAACAATAGTTACTGAACCAGCGCTAAAAGTGCTAGTAGAAACAAGGGTTAAAGTTCCTGTGTCTGTTTGGCTGCCTGTTTCGGTTCGAATATACCCTTGGTTTAACAATGTGCCTGCGGCGTTTGTTACTCTTATTTGTATATTGGTGTCCGTGTTTGCGACAGTTGATGTTTGGCATTGCGGTTCCATGTAGGTAATTTTGTAGTAACGGTCTGCAATCGCTGTAAAAGTTACAGTCATACCCGTTGCAATCGCGGCTGATGTTGTCAAAATGTAGTCTGTGGAACTGACAGCGCGAGCAACTACACCAAATGGGAACGCGTTGCACTCTGCCGCCGTCAATACTTGTCCGCTAGTAAACGTGTTGTTTGGTGCTATAGCCATAATTGTTACTTTATCCTAAAACTGGTTGTGGGTCTTGTATATCAAGTTTTCCAAAAATTGCGTTATCCAAAATAAACTCGTACACAATGACCGTAGCCGCCGTATAAAAAGTAACCCTATGACCGCTATTGACGTTTACCGATATTTCAATACCCTCTACCGATAGTTCTTGGGCTACTTGACCGCCTGTAATTGTGTTGGTAATTGTTATAGTGTCGCCAATGTCGACTAACGCCAAGGTTTCGCGTTGCGCTGTTGTAAGCATTAAATAATCGGTTTGCACGGCGTTAAACGTGGCCTCGGGTTCGCCCACTAACAGGTAGTTAGCCAGGTCAAGTGCTGCCGCGTCGTTATGTAAAAGGCTGTTTGTAATGCTTGTGTTTTGAATTAGGTACTTAGCCTGGCTTACTAGGTCGTCGGCAACCTCGGGGCTTGTGGCGCCTAAATGTTGAATACTTGCCCTGTTTACAATTAGGTCCGCGTTAAAAATAATGCCTAAAGAGTTGTACGGTATGTTTGTTCCGTCGTCGTGAAAGTCCGCAACACTACCCGACAAGGTTTGCCCTACGCGCGGCTGGGCCGTAAAATCGCCCGTACGTGACAAGAAAATACGGCCCTGCTCGGCAGCTTGTATTTGGTCGATATAGGCCTTTACGTTTGTACCCTCGGGCACGGTGTAGGCAGCTGCCCCGCCCAGCGTTTGCGTTCCCGTTTCAATGTCACGGCTTAAAGCCGGATAGGCAACCTCGGGCAAATCAAGTACGGCAGATAGGCGGGCGCTCGATAGTTGCTCGGTTACGTTAAATTCGGCTAAAGCGGTTTGGGCTAGTAAATAGAAATCGTCGGCGCAATACACGCTAACTATGTTTTGTTGGCCCAACTGGTACGAATAATCGTAATTAACTATTTGACCTCTAAATAATTCTATAAACGTGCCAACGCTGTTATATCTACCAAACGACACTTTACGTAACGGCGCTAATGTAAATTCCTCGTTGGGGTCGACGTATGGGCTAGACGAATACAACGGGTTTAGGGTACCGCCTGCCAGGCTGTCGTTTAAGTTAAATGACATTGTGCCAGCGCTAAATTGGTCGCCTACGTCACGACGCCCGCGCTTAATGTTTACGTTTGTCGAGTATTGCAACATCGGCGCAAACTCTGTAGTACCCGTTAACACGAATTCGGTGTTATCTAATACGCCTGCCGTAGGGCTATCCAAGCGAAAACTATTTACAAGAAAGCCCGTGTCTATAAATAGTTCGTAGTCGCCGCTTTCAATTACTGACGTAGCCATTACGAAACCGCGATATTGGCGGGGCCTGCAGACCTGTTGTATGCACGAATATTGTTTACGATTTCCTCGCCTGTTTGGGCATTAGACATAACGCCCGAAACGCTTATATTGTATGTGTCGCCTGCAGATTGGGCGCTAACACGGCTTGAAATTGGCGCAACTGTTGGCGTATTCATGACGCCGCCTGTTACACGTGTAACTACTTCGTTTACTCGTACTGTTACGTCAACGGTCCGTTTAAGTTTGTTTGCTAATTTGTCCATTTGTCGCATCATTTTTGGCGTCAACGTATCTATTTCGGCTTGCAAACCTGCAACCGTTTTTTGGGCGTTATCGACGCCTGCCTGGTACCAGGCCGTGCCTGCGTTTATGCCTACCTTTTGCGCTGCCATATTGGCGCTATCAACCAGGGCGTTAGTTTCATCTATAGCGGCTTTACCACCTGCTACAAGTTCGGCGGCTATTGAGGCGCCTGCGTCGCTACCAGCTGCTAAAACGGCTGCTAATGCGTCTTGTGATAATCCTAGGTTTAACGCTTTTTGTACGTCGTTTGTGTAGTTTTTAATCCCTGTTACTTGCGCGCGTAGACCGGATAGAAACCCGCCGCCAGTTTCCGTGCCTGCGTCTTTAGCGTCTTTAAAACTAAAAGCGTCTAATAGACCTTTGGCTACGGTGTCTGCGTAATCTGTTAACGCTTTTTTCGCGTCGTCAAGCGCGCCGTTAGCGTCTTTTAAGGCTTGTAGTAATCCCTCTTTTAAAGATTTTGCGTAATCGTAATTTGCTACTTTTGCTGCCCCTGCGGCGTCGCTTACTTTGTTGTAATTTTCGTAGGCTTTTTTTAGTTGTTCGTCGCTAAGTTGTGGCCCAATAAAACCAGTAGCGCCGATAGTTCCTGCCGTTGTTAATGCCTGTTGGTTTAACTTGTCGCTGGCTACGCGCGCTGCGTTCATCTTTGTTGTGTAGGCGGCAAACGCGGCTACGCCTGCGACAACGGCAATAATTCCAATGCCTGTAGCAACTTGTACGGCGGTAAATGATGTTGCCAGGGCATAGTTAACAGCTGTTGTAATAATGCTGGCCGCTTTCCATAACATCATGGCGCCTTTAGCCAACACAATTGCCCCCGCAAACGTGCCAATAACTGCAATTACGGCTACGAACGCGTCGGTATTGTTGCCAATTGCTGTAGCAAAATTAACTAATACAGGTAGCGCGGCTTCGAGTATCGGTAGAAACGCTTGACCTATAGCTACTTTTGCGTTGTCTACTTGGGCTTTTAATATGCGTTGTTGGTTGGCTGCGCCTTCCGACGTACGCGCAAAATCGCCTTGGGCGTCGCTGGTCTGTTCTAAAATAAGTTTTTGCGTAGCCAATACTTTTGCTTGGGCACTTAACGCGCCCGTACCGTCGTATAGGCCCATTTTCATAGCTTGGGCTTTTACAGCTGCGTCGTTTAGTAGTACGCCAAATTTGCGTATAGGTTCGGCTTCGCCACGTAATGCGGCGCCTAATGCTAGGGCTACGTCGGCTGGGTTTGCGTTATGAAAACTTGCTAAGTCGCCTGACAGTTTGACCATTTCAATAGAAAAGTTAGATAGGTCGTCGCCTGCTAGACCGGCGGACTTACCAAAAATGCCCATAGTGGCGGCTGCGTCTAATGCAGCTTGTTTTGATAGGCCTAAACTGCTCGCGGCGGTGTCTGCAAACTTTTTGATTGCTGTAGACGCTGTACCGAAAATTACGCCTGATTTACTGACCGTTTCGTTAAAGTCACTTGCGGCCTGGGCGGCTTTGAAACCGCCTGTAACAATGGCACCAAACGCGACGGCTGCAGGTACAGCCATTTTGTTTATGGCAAACGCCGCTTTATCCGACGCTTTAGTTAGATTTTGAAATTCTTTTATGGCGGCTTGCGCGCCCTTGCCGTTAAACGACGTAATAATCGGTATGTTAATTGCCATAAGTAACCTCTAATTTTCGGTTTGTTACAGCCATAACGCCCGCAATAATATCTAACACGACAGCCTCGACGGCTGGGCGCGCCATGTCTACGGCTGGTTCGCTAGCACGTGGATTAAATGACCCGCCTACTTCCAGGTTGCGTACAAACGCGCCACGGGTTTTAGCGCCTGCATGGTCCCAAATTGCGCCTGCAGCGTCTTTTTGTCTTAGGTTTAACAGCTGGTACGGCTGGGCTTGAAAGTCGACTACTTCGCCTGATTTAAATTTTACGCTGCGGGCTTTTTGACCTGTTCGGTTTGTCATAATTTTAAATCCTGCAGCCGCCATATCGCTTGACCATTTAGTGCCTTCACGGCCTTTAATAAGGCTTCCGCGCCCCATACCGCTTAACGGTGGTTTGCCTGGGATTAACGAACGTGCAGCAACTAAAACAGGGTCGCCCGCTTTTTTGACTTGCTTTAACATTTCTTTACGGTATTCGGGGTCAATTTCTTTTAGGGTTGCTATCGCTTGCTTGACGCCGTAAATGTCCATTGTCGTTGATACAGCCATAGCGGTTACTTTCGTTGTTTGTTGTTGTCTGATAATACAGCAACAACGGTAGCCAGGTCGTCTATGTCAAAAGGTATCGACGGGGGCCACCACGATATCGCTACCAGTAGTTCGCATAACTGGCGCCCGTGGGTGCCCCTTAGGTGGGGTTTGCGGTCTCGGTATCGACTACTTCAATGTTGGTTAGGTTTTTTACGAACGTGTCAAATTCTGCAGGTACAACAATTTTGTTTAACTTAGACGCTTCGTATGCCATAAAGGCTAAATCCTCGACGCCGATACCGGCTGCCATGTCCGACGCTTTACGTTTGTATTTGCGTTCCCACATAACAATAACGTAAAGGTTGGTTACAACTTCGTAGGCGTTGTCTGCTGTTTCTACTTTTAATGTAAGTTTCATTATTTGCCTTTTGTGTCGGGCCTTTTCAGGCGGTTAATTAAACTTCAACAACGCTGTAAACCCCGCCAGTGAACGTAATACTAAGTTGCCCAAGGGTGCCCAGGGCCATTTCGTACGGAAGCGCTTCAAGGTACGCCCCAGTTAGTGTCATGGTTGGATTGGTAGCGGTGCCTGGGCTTGTTGCGCTAGATGACCAGGAAACAGTTGTTTGAGTGCCGACAAGTGCTTTAAGTGTTGCGTAAGTTTCGGAAGCTGCAAACGACAGGTACAAGTCACACGACAACGTCGAATTTTCAAGGCCTGCAGTGTAAACACGCGAACCCGAACCAAACGCGGTGCTTTCTAACGCCTCGATAGTGCGCGTAAAAGTCAAGCCGTGGCATTGGTCCTGCAATGAAACGCTGTTAATTGTTAGGTTCGGTGATGAAAGATAAGTTGTTGTCGCCATAGTGTTTACTCCTCGTTGGTGTCTGTCTTAGTTTTAGCACCTTTTGGCGCCTTAACGGTGGATTGTTCTATAAAGCCGCTTGCTACCAGCGCGTCGACGTTAACGCCGTCTACTGGTTCGTATGTATCGCCTGGGGTACCTACGCGTGGGCTAATAATTGTGTATTTCATGTTGTCACTATTCTAGGCGGTTGCCTGGGCTTGTAGGGTTATGGTCAAGTCGTAGGCGGGTAGTTCGCTGCCGCCGATTACTGCAATAGTTGGGCGACCGTCTGTTACGCCAATTTTTTTGGTAATAACTTTGCTAGCCAAGTTAAGTAGTGACCGTTGCGCGTCAAGGTTGCCAGGCCCCAGCGTAATTATTCGTACAGGAAACGTCATTTCTACAACGTTGTTAGCAAACACGGTAAAGCTAGGTGCGTCAATGAACGCACACGGGGCAACGAGGTTGCGGGGGTCTGTTACTACCTGTAGCCCTGTAATGGTCGTTAGCGACGCTGCTAAGTCGTCTAGCGCCTCGTTTAACAGGTCTGTAAAAGCAACAGGCATTAGGCAACCTGCGGGCGTGGGATACCTAGCAATTGTTTAATCATTGGCGACAAGCCAACGCTGTTGCCCGCTGGTAGGCCGTCAAAACTAGCAAAATCTGTTACAGCGCCACGTTGTCGATACAGAAAACCGCCATAGGCAATAGTGCCCAGGGTGACGCTGTTACTAGGGCTTGTACCTTTTTGGTCTATGTAGCCGCTTTCTAAACGTCTTTGAAAACAAAAGTCGTTTGCAGCTGCAGCGCATTGAGTAAGAAAAGTTGTATCGAGTGTCGACGCGGTGCCTATGCCGAGCCAGTCCTCGACTTGTCCGGCTGTAACCCACGTACACGGGATAGTACCCAGCGTTACGGTTCCAGTTGCTGTAGTGCGCGTAACGTCGCTTGCTGTTTTTGCGTACAAAATTTGAAAAGGTACGGCTACCTCGTAATTAAAAAGTAAATCGCCGTATTCATCTACGCCAATAAACAAATATTCGGGTACATCTAAAACGGTATACGTGCCGTTAAAAGTTGCGTCAACGCCTGCAACAACAATAGACGCGCCTACATACACTTCGTTAGGTGTAAGCGTTTCTAAAACTGCGTAGTTGTCTAATAGCGTTTTATGCGCTACCTGGTAAACCTGCGTCATGGCGGTTAGGCCGCCTTTCGGTTAGACGAACTTAACGAATTTTGTAGCGTCTGCCATAAACGTTGCTGCATAGCCACGGTACGCAATAGTGCGGCCCAAGGTGCTAGGTACGTCTACAGAAATTGCGCCCTTTTGCTGTTCGTAAAATTCAAACCCTGCAGCTGGTCCGGCTGCGTGGCCCATAAATGAACCTGGGGTATCTTTATCGACTACAAGCACAAGGCCAAGCGGGTTGCCGTTCCAGTTTGAAGCCGACAACTGGCCTGGTGCGTTCATAGCGCCAATCTGTGGAAATACTGGGCGGCCTGTGCTGTCAACCAATGAACCCAACGCGGCCCACGTACCAGGTGTTACAACCATGTGCGTAGGTAGGTAGTTGCTGTTCAATGAAATTTGGCGGGCGCCTTCGTAAATTGCGGCAATCCAATCGGCAGGGTCTGACGTGTCGGCAACTGATGTCGTTTGAACAATTGCGCCTTGGCACTCTGTAACTGCGTATGTGTTTGTTGCTTGTCCGTAGGCAATTGCCAACTGGTTCAAAACAATGTTAATCGAAGCGGGGTCACTCCAATCCAATGCCTGTTCGGACATTGTCACAAACGTACCAAAAGTTTTTTTGTCAACATTTGAGTTGGACACGGTCACAGTAGACGGGTTTAGTTGGTCTAGTTCCGGTGTCTGTTCGTCAACTACTGGGCGTACTGTAATTTTTGGTCGGCGAAATGTTGCGCCTGCACCTGGCATAGCGCGAGTTCCGATAGCCGACACGAAAGGCCTAATAGGGTTAAGTCCGTCGTAGACACTGCCGGTGATGATTTCAGGCAAAATTCCTGGCAAACTTGGGTCGGCTGTAATGTCCGGTGCTGCAGCTTGAATTTTTGCGTTCATTTCTGCAAGCACGCTGCCGCCTTGTAGTGACGCTGCAATATATTCGCCAGCGCTAGGCAATTTAAAACTACGTGGCTGGGCGTAAACGATTGGCGCTACGCTTGCGGCCTCGATAACTTGTGGTGTTTCTGTTGGCTGTTCCATGGTGTCTAACTCCTCGTTAGGTGTTTCGGTTTCTATATTAACTACTTCTTGTTCATCTTGTGGGATACCCTGCGACGCGGCTACGCGGTCTACTGAAGCGCCTTTAAATGCGCCAAAAGGAACTAGCGACAATTCTTGAAAATCGGCCATTTCTATAATCATTGTGCCTTTTTCGTCGTAACTAAAACGGGTTGGATTTACCCCAACGCTTACCGCGTCTAGTACGCCGTCGGCTGCCAATACCAGCGCCTCGTCACCTAAAGCGGTTTCACTTATGCGCGCTTCGTACATCATGCCGCCTTGTGTATCAACTAAACTTGTTAAAATTCCTACGGCTTTGGTGCTGTCATGTCCTAGGTAAAGCTTGGGCATTTTGCCGCCTGCGTTCAAGCTGCCTGGTAAAAACATAACTTTTGTACCGTCGTTTACTGTTGCTTCGACGTTGTACGGAAGCGCAAGGCCAGCCAAGGTACGGCGTGGCATACCGTTTGGACCAGCTGCGTCAAGCGTTAATTCTTGTTGGACTAATCTAAGCATTTGGCATTACTCCTACTTCGTCTACTTCCGACGGTGTGTCGTTTTCTGATAAATAACTTTCGCTTAGGTAATTTTCAATATCAAATTTTACATATGTACCGCGCGGCAATACGTTATTCATTGACAAGGTTTCGGCTATGCAATCCATAAACAGTTTGGCACCAAACATATACAAATCTTGGCGCGCCTGGGTGCTGTTTTGGTAACTGTATGAGCCAGTAGCGACGCCTAAAAGGTATGGGGGGCAATTTGCGAGCCTGGCGATTTCGAGTGCTTGGTACTCACTTGCCTCTACCAACATTTGCTTACTTGCGTCGCTATTTGTTTCGGTGTAAGTAACAAATTCATTTAAAACAGCTACAGAATTTGTAAGACGTGCCGCCTCAAACGACTGGCCCAATTGCTGTAATTCAGTTTCTGAAAGCGGCTCGCCCGCGACCTGCCGCAATACGCCCGTAGGTAGCAAACTGCTCGAATTGCGTAGCCTTGCCTGCTCAAGCTTTAGTGATGTCAAAATTGCGTTAGGACTTGTGTATAGCAAACCTTGAATAGGGCTAATGAATTGCACCACGTCGCGGTGGTCAACCGGTAAACCGCTAAACATAATTTGTTTAGACGGGGCAAAAAATACAGGGCCTGCTTGGTCTTGTGTTAAAACCATGGCGCTAGGCATACGTTGAAACGCCTTAGGGTAACCGTCGGAACTACGCTCGGTAATGTATAAAAAAGCTCGCTGCGTAAAAAATAAATCGTCAAATAACCATGCAAGCGTTGTGCTATTTGGTAACGACGGGTCAAGCTGCCTAGTCCAGGCGCGCGGTGCAATTTGAATTTGCTCTAGTTCGCGGCTAACAGGGTTCCACATTTCGTTATACATTGACAACGGCGTACAGCCAATAACTGACGCCAACAAATCGCGCGCTCTAGTAATGGCAGGTACGGCCATAGCGCGTTGCCTGTTATTACCTTGTGTAAAAGCGTAAAAGTTTTCTAATTGTGACGCGCCAACATTTGAACCAGCGGCAGCGGCTTTAACCGTTGTACCGATAGCGGCCTTGTTGACTTTGTTAAATAACGCCATGCGTTTAGTCTGCCATATCTGTTAAAAGTTTGGTGGCACTACCCACGGTGAAGCGGTCTATTCTTTTCCCGACGAAAAGGTAAGCCGTCGCGGATAGTGCCAACACGATATTAGCGTGAAACGTTAATTACTAGCGGTTTGCCCACTAGCTGCGGTTTTGACGCTAAAGCGGCAGCCCAAACCATGCACCTAGCCAACGTGATAGGCCCAGGGCTACGGGTTGACGATAGGGCCACGCTGCCTTGATGTTTTATCAGTACGGCGCGCTCGACGTGTTCTATTAACTGGTTTTCGCCGTGGTGGTAAATACGGTTTTCTAAAATCATATTTTTAACAGGGCTAGTCCATTTCAATAATTCGCGATAACCAACAATGGTTTTACGCCGTTCCATATTTGGCGGTAAATGTATTTCAAGGCCAGGGGTTATGGCTAAACGTAACGTGGGTCCTGCCGCTATTTCTGCTTCAACTAGGCGCCACATTTCGGCAAGTGTGCCCGCAACAAACGCAACAGTAATAGCCGTTTTTAGTCCTACCTGT